CCGAAACGGTTATAGAATCCACTTATTTTTTCTGTTAACTATGACAATAGACATTTACAAGCAGGCTTTCTATTCCCCTAGTTCCTTCTTCAGTAGCTTCTTTGCACCAACAGAGATCTACGTAGTTGCGAAAGAGGACATTGAGAAAGCAAAACACGATCAGTACCATGCTCAACTCAAAGCAATCAATGAAAGGATTAGCTATTTACAAGAGCAAAAGGTAGAAGTACAAGGCAAGATTGACGCCTATCACAAAGAGGAGGGAGCAACCTGTGCCTAAGAACGTACACGTAACTGATGAGATTAAACTAGAAGGCTTCCAAGCCATACTTGAACCCGGCAAGTTCGGTTACTCACTCGCTGCAATCGTTGGCGAAGATGTAATCAACAAGCTAGAGACTGAAAGAGCTGATGTCCTTAGATGGGCAGAGTCAAAGCTCAAGAACCCAAAGAGAGCCACCTTAAAACCTACACCATGGGAGGAGGTAGCTGATGGTAAATACAAAATCAAATTCTCATGGGGAGAAGACAAGAGACCCGGCGTTGT